TTTTAGTGTTTCTTTGGCAACCAGATATTCTTTGCAAAGACCTGAGCGGACAATATCTTCTACGCCAAACTCAATAATATCAAAAGATGGCATAGATTGCAAGATTCTCATAAAATCAATAATACCATTACGCTCTCTTTCTTTAAGTAAATCTGTTTGAGTAGCGTCTCCACAGAACATAATCTTAGAGTCTATCCCAACGCGAGTAATAATAGAATCTAGTTCATGGAAGTTAAGGTTCTGGAACTCATCCACAATAATAATTGATTTATCTAAAGTTGTTCCACGAATAAATGAAGTAGACCAGAAAGAAATAGTCCCTTGAGTCTTTAGATTTGCATATAGCATCTCATTTGATGCCTCATCCACTTCAAACATGTATTTGACCATGTTTTTGTATGGAATTTGGTACAATGATGATTTATCTTCATGGTCTCCAGGAAGGAATCCAATCTCCCTAGTAGCAACGAGAGATCTTACAATGTAAATCTTTTCGTATGGTGTTTTTTCATTAAGAACATCTAAAAGCGCGTTGTAAAGGGTAATAAATGTTTTACCTGTGCCAGCTGCACCATAAGCAACAAGATTTTGATCTTGTGCATACTTATCAAATAAAGTTTCTTGATTGTCCGTTAGAGGTTCAATTTTTTTGATAAAACTGGTATTAATGGGTTTTTTTCTTTTCATAACGCGATTGCTCATACCAAATGGAACTGGAGTTGCGATGCCAATACCTGTTTTGTTTTTCTTTGCGGGCATAGGGTTCAGATTTTACTTACTTTTGATCCTGGCATTTTAGAAGCTCTATCCAAAACTTCATTCCAACCAGGGTTTTTAGCGACTAACTTATTCTGCCAATCTCCCACTTCACAAGCAGAAGGACAGGTAGAAGGATCAGACCAGTCGCGTGTCCAATCTGGGTTATCTTTACACCACTGACCCCAGTCATGAATACTCATGATAACCTCTTTTTGTTCACCTGTTTGTTTATTGACGACGGGATATGTTGCCAAAATTTTCACCTCTTAATGATATGAATTTATTTATGGATACATTACAGAACCCATTGATTTTCTACCCCCCCAAGTGCTTCTGTACAGATAGGAAATTGCTCGGCAAAGATTTTTTTACATTCTTTAGCAATATCCATATGCTCTTTTTGCGTTCCATTTTTTTCTCGGAGTGCAATATATGTGATCCAAGACCTGCAACTACCTGCCATATAAAGACGGGTAGGAGTTGCCAGAGGAAGCACAAAGCGAGCACATTCCTTTGCAATTCCATCAGTGAGCATTTCTTGATATAGTTCCATACCTCTGGAAAAATAATCTTGCATCAACATTTGATACTTCTGAACTTTAAATTCATCAATATCATCAATAGAATTCTGACGGTTTTTTGTATCTTGACGACGAAGTTCAGGAAGAGGAATATTTGAACTCAACAAAGAACTATCGGCATACCGTTGTGAGAACTCTTGATATGTGAAACTACGGTGCCTCAGGATTTGAGCTGCTAGTCCACGGGTAGTCTCAATCTCAAGCGTCATGAATGCCTGCTCAAAGACGCTCCAATGCTGATGATTTACACAATACTTAAGAAGACCCGCAACCTTTGGATTCTCTTGGTTAGAGGGGTTGCTAACACGGGCAACATACCCCATAGTTTTTTCGGAATCAGGTGTAACACTAATCAGACGAACATTCATTTTGATTTCCTTTTTTAATTTGTTTACGACATTTTTTTACTTCTTTGAGTTCATCCTTAATCATTTGATAGGCATCCTCAGCAGATATCTTTCTTGCCATTTCCATGGCAGTAATCATTTCTACTCTAGTACCGAAATGTTTAAGTGCTTCTTCAAAGCAGTTTAAAGATTCATACATTCCCATTACGGTTCCTCATAGTAGTCTGGTTCATATTTCGAATCTGGAAGATTTACTGGATAACCGGGGAACAGTTCATATTCTCCAAGTACATTTTCTTCTTCCTGCTCAATCTCAATCTTAAGGAGTCGAACAAGAGATTCCATATTTTTGATAATGAGTGATACTTTTTCTTTGTTCATTTTCTTTTTAGAACCTCCCATATTTTACACAAAAAAAGAGGGTTCGTCAAGAACCCTCTTCCATACGTTTACAAGTAACTCACTTATTATAAGTATGGCCGCGATAGCAGAATGTACCGCGGGTTTCCTTGGGTTCATGACCACAGATGTTATACTCAATACCACGATAAGCAGTATGAGAAATCTGAGCGTCATGGAGAGCAGATTGCTTTTGAATCTGCGTTCTAATCATATTAAGTGTGTTAAGCATTAGTCTACTCCTAAAAGAATGGGATTGTTGCCCCGTTCCTTCAGTCGTTTGCGTCCCAATAACATTCAGGATTTGACTCCTTCATTGTCTCAACTAACTCAATCCTAAGGGCATTACTAATGTTCTCATTTTTCTGCATACGCAGGATGATAGCATCAGTTTGCTGGCAGGTGAGAGTTGTATAGAATAATAGTTCTAACATGGGATGAACGAACTCCGTTCCGCGACTTACTTGCGTCCGATTCGCTATTCGCAAACAGCGAATCGGATGAACGTATGAGTCATAATAGATCTCATATTTTATTTAGTCAAGTGGAGGGTAAAGTTTTGCTTCGACCCTACAGACCAAAAATTTGCTGGGATTTTTTTTCCGACTTTTTTGGATTTAAAAGTTGATTTTAGTCAGCGTTCAATATAACTTAGTGTATAATCGGTTGCACATAGTTGTTGGATAATAATATCACATCCAATCTTTGGATTACAATCACCACAAGTAAAGATGTCAACCGCAGCATTTCCATCTTCAGGCCATGTATGAATACTAATATGACTTTCTGAAAGTAATGTTAATACTGTTACGCCTTGAGGTTTAAACTTTTTATGGATGCTCTGAATGACTTGAGCACCACTAGCATAAGCAGCATTTTCTAATAGATCTGTCAAGATAGCAAGGTCATCTAAAAGTTTAAAAGGGCATCCATAGAGATTCAACAAATAATGCTTTCCCATTTACAAAGGAGTATCCTCCGCTTCCTTAATAAGATTAGTTATGTATGTTTCAGTTCCATTCAACTTTTTAACTTCATACAAAGAAGACTTCATGTATTTTTTTGCTTGTTTGTATTTTTTCAAGATTTTGTTGATCTCATTTTTATTAAGTTGAACTTCAATCTCAACTTTTTCATCCTTAAATCCTTCACTCATTTTTTACTCTTCTTAGATTTATTTGTATTACCCCAGAGTTTAGGATTTATAGTACCATATCCAAAATCTATTTTTTGAACAGCACCTTTCCCATATCTGTCATAATAAAGATCAAAAAGATCTGCGACTTTTTTACATCTTGTCAGATCCATATGTTGTTCTCCATCTACAACATACCAAATCAATCGAGCATCATTTGGAAAAGATTTATCTTTTGCTTGTTCAATGGTCGTTTTTTCGAGAAGAATCTGGCACCCATATGATGATGGGTCGCTTGGATTAATTTTATTTGCCATGAATACTATAAATCGGGTTTATATTAAGAACGACCTCCCCATCGAATATCTGGATAAGCGTCTTTTACATTTTGCCAAGTAATTTTATACTTGTCAGTCAACTTCTTATCCTTTACTAAGCACAGAAGTTCTGCTTCACTTGGATGCAATCCTTGAAGCATATTAATAAACATAGTCTCTCTACGAATAGATGACAATGTTTTGTTGCCATTTTTTACAAAGTTATAAAGTTTATCGTACTCATTTCTCAATGAAGTTTTTCCTTGACGAATATCGCCATCAACTCCATTATATCCAACACCTTTTCCTTGTCCACTAAGTTGTCTATTAACAGAATCAGAAAGAGTGCCTCCAACTGAACTCATTTCTTTGATATCTGCATAAGGAACTTCTCCAGGAGGAAGAAGACTGATTACAGAATCATCAAAGTTCCAAATAAAAAGAGATACAAGAGCATTGTTACGATACTCTTGTAGATATTGGATTTTTTTGCTGGCACTCCTTTGATTGCTTACTAGTTCTAGAATCTCATGCTGAAAACAGTTTGAATCTAGACTGGTAGGTTGTATCGCTGGTTTTCTTCGGTTAGTCTTCGTCGTCGTAGTCTTCTGTGTCATTGTCATTCTCAAAACGTACTGCTAGGATTTCATCTGGAATAATGTTGCCATCCTGATCAAAAAACTCGGGATGCATGTTGATCGGTTGGTGCTCCAAATAAGTTCTATTTGCGATCCAACCTACTATACCACCAACTAAAAAGAATAGCAAGGTCATCATTACAGACATGGTGAGTATTAATGCTTGTTCCATTTTATTTCTCCCGAGAGTTACTTTGATTTTTTAATATCAAGTTCTAGGTTAAAGTTAAAATGAATCTCTCTTCCGAAGAGAGATATCATCTTACCAAACCTAACTTGAAAGGTTTTAGGCTTAGGTGATTCCCTCCTGTTCCGTTTTAGCATTAACTCAAATCCTTTATTAATCTCTAAAGGATCATCTGTATTATTTAGTTGCTTTTTTTCGTCTTCCTCTCCTCTTCTCATAGTTGTACTTCTCCGCATCTTCTAGTATTTCACTAAGATAGTTTTTAATTTTTCTTGCCTGAGGTTTAGGAATATGTCCATATCCCTCACGAAGTTGTTTATGTTGTTCGTCAGAACCACCTTTAATATATTCCTCAAGATCATTAATCATATAAGAAATACTTTGTGCAGTTTCACTTAAAATAAACTCTTCTACTTCTCGTTTTAAAGTTTTACGAACCTTCAAATAATCATAAAACTTCATGACAAACTTTCCCTCAAAAGCGTAATCAATAGATTTTTCTACGTCGTAATACACTTCCTGTTCCACATTTAAAAAAGGTTGTTTTCTTTTATATATTTGATTGTTTGCGTACATCCTCCAAGTGGATTTCCATTTAGAAGTACTTGAGGGAAAGTAGCACCAGTCCCAAACTTAGAATAAAAATCCTCTCTAGTAAAATCTTTATCTAAATCATAGGTCAAATACTCAATATTTGCAAGCGTTAATACCTTTT